ATGACAAAAGTAATTGGAATTGATTTAGGAACAACAAATTCGTGTGTTTCTGTGGTAGAGGGTAATAGCCCTGAAATAATTGTAAACTCGGAAGGTAAAAGAACCACACCTTCTATAGTGTCTTTCAAAGAAGGTGACCGTAGTGTTGGTGACCCAGCTAAAAGACAAGCGGTTACTAATCCCGAAAACACTATATATTCTGTAAAAAGATTTATAGGTAGTAAATTTAGTGAGGTTAAAAAGGAAGCAAAAAAAATGCCTTATTCAGTAGTAAAAGGTGCAAAAGATAACGTCAACATAAAAGTAAATGATAAAATTTATATACCACAAGAAATATCTGCGGTGGTTTTACAGAATTTGAAAAAAACAGCGGAGGAATATTTGGGTGAAAAAGTAACTGAAGCTGTAATTACAGTACCAGCATATTTTAATGATGAACAAAGAAATGCTACAAAAGAAGCTGGAGAAATAGCAGGACTAACAGTTAAAAGAATTATTAATGAACCTACTGCGGCTGCACTTGCTTATGGTATGGATAAACAAAATAAAGATATGACTGTTGCGGTTTATGATTTAGGTGGTGGTACATTCGATGTCTCAATACTAGAACTGGGTGATGGTGTATTCGAAGTAAAATCTACTAATGGGGATACTCATTTGGGTGGTGATAATTTTGATGAAAAAATCATTGAGTGGTTATTAGATGAGTTTAAGACCCAAAATGGTATGGACCTATCAAAAGATTCAGCAGCATTACAGAGACTTAGAGAAGCTGCTGAAAAAGCAAAAGTAGAGTTGTCAAATTCCACAAATACGGAAATTAATTTACCATATCTTACAGCTGATAGTTCCGGACCAAAACATTTAGTTGTTAATTTGTCTAGAGCTAAATTTGAATCGATGGTTGAAGATTTAGTTAAAAAGAGTTTAACTCCGTGTAGAAAAGCTCTAAAAGATGCTGGATTAAAAGCTACTGATATTGATGAAATATTATTAGTTGGGGGTTCTACTAGAATACCTTGTGTACAAGAAGCTGTAGAAAAGTTATTTAAGAAAAAACCATCTAAAGGTGTAAATCCAGATGAAGTTGTTGCTATGGGAGCAGCTATACAAGGAGGGGTTCTAAGTGGAGATGTAAATGACGTATTATTATTAGACGTAACACCTCTTTCTTTAGGAATTGAAACGATGGGTCAAGTAATGACAAAACTAATAGATGCTAACACAACAATCCCAACTTCAAAATCCCAAATATTTTCAACAGCTGTGGACAATCAACCAGCAGTAGATATTCATGTTTTACAAGGAGAAAGACCTATGGCTACAGATAATAGGACATTAGGTAGGTTTCAACTTACCGATATTCCTCCATCACAAAGAGGGATACCACAAATTGAGGTAACTTTTGATATTGATGCTAATGGTATTATAGATGTTAAAGCTCTAGATAAGGGAACTGGTAAACAACAAAATATTAAAATTGAGTCTGGTAGTAGTTTATCTGATGATGAAATCGATAGAATGAAAAAAGAAGCTGAAGCTAATGCAGAGTCGGATACTAAAAAACTAGAAAAAATTCAAAAATTAAATGAAGCAGACTCCCTAGTTTTCCAAACAGAAAAACAAATTACAGAGTTTAAGGATAAGTTAGATGAAACAGACAAAAGTAGGTTAGAAAATACAATTAAAGAACTTAAAGATGTTTGTAAAGAAGAAGATATGGAAGGTGTTAATGACCTAACGGAAAAACTAAATGGTATATGGCAAGAGATTAGTACAAAACTATACCAACAAACAGAAGAAGAAAATCAACAAAATCCTCAAGATGCAAATGAAGCTACTGATGTAGAATTTGAGGAAGTAAAATAAATTATTTTTATGAAAGGAGACAATTAATGTTTCCTTTCATTTTTTATATTAATAAATTTAAAAAAAAAATACTATGAAATTATATACAAACCCAACATGTCACTATTGTAAAAAAATTAAAGAGTCTTTAGATAGTGCAAATATTCAGTACGAAGAAGTAGATGCTAGTAAAAATCAAGTAGTTTGGAATGAACTTGTTAGAATTACAGGTATAGGTATAACACCAACAATTATAATGCAAGAAGATGTGTGGATACCTAACAGAGATTTTAGGTCACCAGAGGAATTAATTAATAGAATTCGTCATTTTGAGAATAATCCTATGAAACCACTTAAATTTGAAGAGAGATTAGACCAAATTAATAATAATGTTAGAAACCTAACACTAATGTTAAATCAAATGCAACAAACCCTAACACAACTACAACAAAAACAAAATGGAGCCCCAGCATTTAATAACCAACAAGCACCATCACAAGTAGCTAAACCACAACCACAACAATAAATGGCAATTAAATCAGAAAAAATAAAAGGTAAATTAATAGTAAACGAGTACGACTCCACTAACCTTAAATATTCCGAATACGATACAACCACCCAAGAACTAATTATGGAATTTAAAAAGGGGGGTAAATATTCATATAGTGATGTGCCACTTAAAGAATTCACCAAAATGAGAAAAGCAGAAAGCCAAGGCTCATATTTTTCAAAAAACATTTCTAAAAACTATAAATACAAAAAATTATCTTCATAAGACTTTTATTGTATTTATAGTTAATGGATAGTAACAAAAAAATCATAAAAAGTTTTAAAGTACAAGATAACCTCAACCCAGTTTTTTGGGTAGAGGAAGATAACACATTTAAAATAAAAGAAGATATTAGACAAGCTCTTTTAAAAGTGGTAGAAGATTATGCTGATTTTGTAGATGTAGATTTAGATATTGAGGATGTAACTTTAACTGGGTCGTTATCTAATTATAATTGGTCTGACTTTTCAGATGTAGATTTACATATTATCATGGATTTTGGTGGTAATAAAAACTCACTATTAAAAAAATATTTAGACAGTAGACGAATTATTTGGAACTCTATTAGAGATGTTACAGCAAAAGACTTTGACGTAGAAATATATGTTCAAGATAGTAACGAACCTCATTTTGCTAGTGGTGTATATTCGGTTTTAAATGATTCTTGGATTAATGAACCAGTCCAAGACGAAGAAATTGAAATTGATTCAGAAAAATTATTAAGTAAAGCTAAGAATTTTATGGATAAAATCGATTCAATAGAAAGAGCTTCAAAAAAAGAGAATCCGGAGATAGTTTTAGATAAAATTGCAAAGTTAAAAGATAAAATTAAAAAATATAGAAGTAGTGGTTTAGCCGACAAAGGTGAATACTCTTACGAAAATTTAGCATTTAAGTTTTTAAGAAGAAATGACTACCTAAAAAAGTTAAATGATATAAAAAATGAGTTAATTGACCAAACTCTAACAATAGAAGGAAAAGTTTCTTATATTTAGATATATTTATAATAAAAAATAATTAATTAATTATGGCGATTGGAGGAAATTACGGAGGAACATCAGTACCAACCACCCCTATAGCGGGTAATACCTTATATGCCGGTAGAAATACTACATATAAAGATTATTCATGTAAAGCTTATGTTGGTAACGCCAATAATCTCACATTTACATATGATGGACAAACAGTTCTAGCAACAACATCTTATGTTGAGGTGATAATTCGTCCTCCAAGTTTAGGTAGTGACCCTACAGCTGACGTAACTTTTTTCTGTTATAAATGTAATCCATGTAATACTTTTGTATTTAGTGGTAATAGTAATCCAGATGTTTACGATATTTATCGTAGGTCATTAGATTCAACAGGAAATAGTGGTGAGCTTTCAGGAATAACAAGAATGTTCATACCAACCATTATAGGTGGTGGTGGATTAAATAGTTAAAATAAAAAGATTAAAAATAAATTAAAATGGGAAGATTAAAACCTATAGGTAGTGAAAAATTAAAAGGAGACGATAAAATAAAAAGAATTATGGAAATCGCTCAATATGGTGAAGTAGAAAAAAATAAAGATTATCATACACAAACAACTTCATTCACTAAAAAAGGTGCTGATGGTAAAACTTACGCTATAGTACAGGAGTTTGATGGTTATTACTTAAAGTCCGGTATTAATGAGTCAAAATTAGATTATGTTAGTGGTATGATGAACAAGAAAAAAGATAGGTTCAAGAGCTATGGTGCAGCCTTAAAAAGGATGAATCTTATCTTCAAACCATTAAATGAAGAATACAACGAAGGAAAGGGTATTTCTATGTACGAACAATTAGGTATTCCACCTTCTAAGGAGGCGTCAAAACAAGTTACAGACGAAGAGGAGTTAAAACATGGAACAGCCGATGAAAAGATGAAGGAAGGTGAAATGGAAGAACAAGAAAAATTTGTTTTAAAAGTACCTAATGAAGGTGGTGATGAAGAAATGGATATGGACATGGATATGGAAGATGATATGGGGGATGAAGAAATGGACATGGATATGGATGTGGAAGATGATATGGGTGATGAAGAAATGGATATGGACGTTGAAGGTGAAATGGGTGACGAAGAAGATATGGAAGGTTTTATGAAATCCATCCAAAAGTTAACTGGAAAGTTAGGACAAAAACTTCGTGATGTTGAAGAGGAGATGGGTAGTTCAGATATAAAATACGTTTTAAACTCTGTAATTTCAGCTGTAGATTTAAATAATTTAGATGATGAAGATAAAGAGGATGTTTTAGATAGATTTGAAGATGATGAAACAACTTATGGTGATGAAGAAGATATTGATGTTGATGTAGACATGGATTTTGAAGAAGCTGGTGATGATATGGGGATGGAAGATGAAATGGAAATGGATATGGATGACGAAGAAATAGCTATGGAATCACTTAAAAAGAGAGTAGGTAGTTTATTAGAATCTTATATAAAACCAAAAGAAGAAGTTAAACAAACACCACAGGATTTTATCACTAATAAAATTAATGAAACAAGAAAAATAAATAAAGCATTAAAAAAATGTTCTAGTATAGAACAAGAAGTTAGTACTAAAAAATTCATAAAAGAAAATAAAAGTTTTAATTTAAATGGTGTAACCAAAAGAGGTTCATTAGTATTTACGTCCAAAAATGATAAAATTATTATATCAAAAGACGGTAAAATAAAATAAATGAAACTTTTATTTGTAAATGAACTTGGACCCAACTATAAAGGACAAAATATTTACGAATTTATTTTTGGGGAAAGTGTAGAAGAACTATGGGGTGAAGATTGGGATGCTGTGCCAGCTCATGGTAAACCAGGACCACCAGAAATAGAGTATGTTAACACTGTAGGGGTTTTAGAAGGTACACATATAAAGTTAGATTTGGTACAGAACTCTGATTATTTTAGTATGGAATATGCGTTAGATAACGTTATTGCTTTAGGTTGGGAAACTTATGAGGATAAATATGAAAATGGTGAGGAGGAAAGATTAGTTTTCCATTTTGGTGAAAGTAAAAAAGAGGTAACAGATAAACTATATTCTAGAGATATAATTTTAAAATTTGATAAAACACTAAAAAATGTTATACAAGAGAAAAGACTTAATCAATAAATTTTTACAGGAGGGGTTCACATATAGAACCCTATCTTTATTTTCAGACAAACAATTAAATAAATTAGGTCAAAAATTATTTAATGAACAAGTTACTGATAAAGATATAAAAGATAAAGAAAAAGAGTTAGCTACTCTTTACATGGCTAAGGCAGCTGAATTAGAAGAAACTAATGAAGATGAAGAGGTAGAATTAACACCCAATAACGAACCAATAACAAAAGTAGAAAAAGACGGTAAAGAAATGACTTTACTAGGTGATGGTGAGTTAGGTGAGGAAGCCGTATCACAATCACAATATAATTTTTATCAGTTAGTTCATGCTTGTAAGAAAAGTAAATATAAAGATTGTGGTGATGGTAGAAATGACAACGCTGTTTTAAAAGCAGCAAAAGATATGACTTATAAACAAATAGAGGACTATACTAAAACAAAAAATACTGATTCTTTACCTACAAAAGTATCAGAACAAGAGATGTTAGAAAGTTGGGTTATGTCTTTAGTAGAATCAAATTTAAAACCAGAAATTAGTAAAAAAGAATTTTTAAAAACCATAAAAGAAACTGTAGGTAAAAAAACAATAAAAGAAGGTATGGGTGTTGGGACACCTGAGCAAGAAGAATCTTTTAATATGGTAGTTGAATTAGGAAATGAAATGGAACCACCTATGGAAGTAATTATAGATGGTTTTGAGGATGATGGTCATTTAAATGGGTATTTAAAAAGTATAGAACAAAATATAGATTTAAATATATGTCCACAAGGTAATATTAAATTAGACGGAAACCCTATTGGGGAAATAGAGTTGAGTGAAACAGAAAGAGATGAGGAAGGTGAATATGTTGGTGCACCAGTAGATACAACAGCTCCGGTAAAAACCCCAACAATAGCACCAACTAAACCTGGTGAAAAAAAAAGAAGAGGACCTTTCCAAAAACCAAAAGTAAAACCAAAACCAAAGGCAAGTAAAAATGACTCACCACTACCAGATTGGTTGACTTCTACTAATTTAGGTAAATCACTAACACAACATGGCTAAGAAAAAGTTAAATGAAGCACCACCTATTGACTATGGTGATAGTAGGGAAAGAATGTCACCTGACATTGAGGATAAATTAAGAACTAGAAATCATCCTCTAGGTGGACATCAAGCTTTTCCAGACATTGATAAAGATGGTATACCAGATAATTTTGAAGAATTACTAGCCTCTCAAAGATTTAAAGACGTTGTCCAAAAAGTAAAAGACGCAACAGGAGTTGAAAATATTGACCCACAAACTTTTATGTCTTTACAACCTATGTTAATGCAAGCTGCTAGAAGAATTTTAGAAATAGAGTCTAGTAATCGAAAAAAATTAGAAGATTTAGCTGTGGAATTGGTGGTTGATGAAATGGGTATACCTGAAGGTGATTTACAGTTTGACGCTAAATTAGAAAAACCAGATATTTCTGGAATGCAAACTAAACCTAAAGAAAAAAAGAAAAAACAACCCGAACAACCTAATTTTGAAATAGAAGATGAAGCTGCGGAAAGATTAAAAAAATTAGATTTAGAAAAACAAAAAAGAAGGTTTATAAATTCACTAATACAAGGTTCAGCAAAAAAAGCACACTACATGTTTCATTTGGTTAATGAAAAATTAAATGAAATTAATCCAGACTTAGTTGGTTTATATTCTATAGTAATGTCTGTAAATGATTTAATGTATTGGATTTTACCTGATATGGAAGGTATGATTGGTGGAGGAGGAGCTGAAAGTGCTATGGCAGGAAAAGAAGAATTAGACTTAGAAACTGACCCACCAACTATAAAAGCAAAAGGATTAATGTTCCCTATTTTAGTTCATGAACTATACAAAGGTGTTATGGAATATATATCCGCTCATGGTTTACCTTCAGACCCTGAAATGGCAGATGAAGTAATAGGTATGGAAGATACTTTACCAGCAGAAGTTTGGGATTTAAGATTAGGACCAGTAATCTGGGAAAAATTTACTGAAGTTTATCCTGACAACTTTTTTGATATGGAAGAACAAAAAAGAATTAAAAATTATTTTTACTTTAGATTTGTAAGTTTAGAAGCTGAAGAGTTTTTAAAATTAGCTAAAGAAATATTGTCCGGTAGTCAAAAAGGTAAAGATGAAGTTAAAAAAATGATTAGTGATATAATCAAACAATTAAAACAAGAAGATTACGAAGACGCTACTGGTGAAGAAATCACCCCAACACCAGAACCAGATGGTGAAGAGGAATTGGATGTGGATACTATTTTAGATAAAATTAATAAATCTGGGATGGAATCTTTAACAAAGGCAGAAAAAGACTTTTTATACAACCTTTAATTACCTTAATATTTTATTGATATTTATAGCATATGACACAAGAAGAGTTAATAAAAGAATATGCACGATGTTTACAAGATACAAATTATGCTATAAAAACTTATTTAGAAACTTACGATAACACACAGTCTAAATACGTACCTTTTAATTTGTTTCCTGAACAGGAAATGATGTTAAATAATTTTGATAAGTACAATGATAACATAACAAAAAAATATAGACAAGCTGGTGTATCAACAGCAACAGCAGCTTGGGTTTCTAAAAAATTACAATTTGCTTCTAAAAATAAACCAGAAAAGATATTAATAATAGCTAATAAATTAGATACAGCCTCTGAATTTGCTAATAAAGTTAGAGGGTTTTTAAATCAATGGCCCGATTGGATTAATGTTGGATTTTCTAAAGAAAAAGATTCACAAAAACATTTTAAATTAAATAATGGTTGTGAAGTAAAAGCAGTAGCTACTTCAGTAGACGCATTAAGAGGTTATACACCAACAACACTTATATTTGATGAAGCGGCCTATATAGAAGCGGGAGATGATTTTTGGGCTGCATGTATGGCTTCACTATCAACAGGGGGTAAAGTAATAGTAATTTCGACCCCCAATGGTTACGATAAAATATACTATGAGATATATGAACAATCTATTAAGGGTTTAAATAGTTTTCACATTTCTGAATTACACTGGGAGAACGACCCAAGGTTTACCAAAGATATTTTTTGGGTTAAAACTAAAGATATCGTACATTTTTTACTAAACAGAGAAGATTATAATGAAAAAGAATTTTTATACGAAAAAGATTTAAATAAGTTTGACGCCTTAATAAAGAAAGGTTTCAAACCATGCTCCTCCTGGTTTGAAAGTATGGTTAAAAAATTAAAGTACGATAGGAGAAAAGTCTCTCAAGAATTAGAAAGTGCTTTTTTAGGGTCTGGTGATAATGTAATACCTGTGGATACAATAGAAAGAATAAAAACAGAAGACATTAGAGAACCAGAAGAAATGTTTGTAGGTAATCAAATGTGGATTTGGAAAAAACCAGTAGAGGGTCATCGTTATATTTTAGGGTGTGATGTTAGTAGGGGGGATGCTGAAGATTTTACGTCTATAGTAATAATAGATTTTGATTCTAGAGAACAGGTAGCAGAATATCTCGGTAAAATACCACCAGATTTAGCTGCTGATATCATATATAAATGGGGTAGTATGTACAAAGCATATGTGGTTACCGATATAACTGGGGGTATGGGTGTGGCCACTTCTAGAAAATTACAAGAGTTGGGTTATAAAGATTTATATGTTGAAGGTATGAATACTGCTGATAAATGGAAGTACAACCCTAACGCGGGTACGAAAACACCAGGACTAGCTTTTAATAATAAAAGGACACAGATTGTAGCCTCATTTGAAGAGGCTTTAAGACATAAGTTTGTTATAAGGTCTAAAAGATTATTAAATGAGTTATATACTTTTGTTTATATAAATGGTAAACCTAACCACATGAAAGGAAAACATGATGATTTAATTATGGCGATAGCGATGGCTTTATATGTGGGTGAAAATTCATTTAGCCAACTACACAAAGCTGACAGTATGACAAAAGCTATGTTAGAAAGTTGGACCACAGATACAAATATTGATAAAACAAATAATAATAATCGTCCTAAACAACCATCTAAACCACTATGGGGTATACCAGGAAATTTACAAAGTGATACTAAACAGGCATATAAAGACCATAGTTGGTTATTTGGAAAAAGAAGATACTAAATATTTTACTATTTATAAATAAATTAATATTATTAACATAATGGCAGATTTAACGATATATCAAAGACTAACTAAATTATTCGGTCCCGGAGGACCCACAAAAACAGAACCAACATATCAACAATTTAAAGTTGGTAGTGGTGATATTCTTAAAACAGACTCTAAAGAGGATTTTGAAAAAGAAAAGTTACAATTACAACAAAGTTTATATTTAGCAAATCAGTGGCAAAAAATAGATAATGAGTTATACACAAAATCTATATATTATGAACCAAATAGATTAGCTTCATATTACGACTATGAATCTATGGAATTTACACCTGAAATATCAGCAGCTTTAGATATTTATTCGGAAGAATCTACAACACCATCCGAAAAAGGTTACATGTTAACAATCTATTCAGAATCAAGTAGGATAAAATCTATTCTAGGGGACTTATTTAATAATATAATGGATATCAATACTAACTTACCTATGTGGATTAGAAATGTATGTAAGTACGGTGATAATTTTGTTTATTTAAAAATAGACCCAGAAAAAGGAATTATAGGATGCAACCAACTACCTAATATTGAAATAGAAAGAACGGAAGGAGATGTATATGTTAACCAACAAAATGCTCCTACTAATGATAAAGTTGATAAAGTTGAATTTAGGTGGAAAGATAAAGATATTGTATTTAATTCTTGGGAATTGGCTCACTTTAGATTATTGGGTGACGACAGAAGATTACCTTACGGAACTTCTATGTTAGAAAAGGCTAGAAGAATATGGAAACAATTATTATTAGCAGAGGATGCTATGTTAGTTTATCGAACTTCTAGAGCTCCTGAAAGAAGAGTGTTTAAGGTTTTTGTTGGTAATATGGATGATAAAGATGTAGAAGCTTACATACAAAAAGTAGCTAATAAATTTAAAAGAGACCCAGTAGTTGACCCTAATAATGGAAATGTGGATTTACGAATGAATCAAATGGCGGTAGACCAAGACTATTTTATCCCAGTTAGAGACCCAGCAGCTGCCAGTCCAATAGACACATTACCAGGAGCTACAAATTTAAGTGAGATAGCAGATATTGAATATATACAGAAAAAATTACTAGCCTCTTTAAGAATACCAAAAGCTTTTTTAGGTTTTGAAGAAGTTGTGGGTGAAGGTAAAAATCTAGCTCTACTAGATATTAGATTTGCTAGAACTATAAACAGAATACAAAAAGCTATTATACAAGAACTCAATAAAATAGCCATTATACATTTATATGTTTTAGGTTTTGAGGATGAATTAGAAAATTTTTCATTAGGTCTAACTAACCCTTCTAGCCAAGCTGAACTACTTAAACTAGAACAATTCCAAACAAAAATAACTTTATATAAAGATGCTGTAAGTGACCCTGGTAGTGGAATAGCTCCAGTTTCCAGTACTTGGGCAAAAAAATATATTTTAGGTTGGAGTGATGAAGAGATTAAATTAGATTTACAACAACAAAGATTTGAAAAGGCTGTCTCTAAAGAACTAGAAGGAACACCAGAAGTCATCAAAAAAACAGGTCTATTTAATACATTAGATAAATTATACGGTGAACCACCAAAACCAGAAGGTGGTGATGAAGCTACAGAACCTGGTACAGATACTGGTAGTGAATCAGTAGCAGATTTTGATATGGGAGGGCCAGAAACAGAAGCACCTGGAGCTGATGAAGAAGTTACAGAACCAGTACCAGCAGCAGAGAATTTTAATATAGAAAAAGATTTACCTTTAATCTTAGAAGGTAAAGGATTATCTAAAGATGGATTAGAAGATTTATTTAATAGAAATAAAGACCATATAAATGAAATCAACAAAAAAGTAGATAATTTATTAGACTAACCCATATATTTATTAATAAAATACAATATGAAAGGATTCTCAAATTATAAACAAAGTCTAGATAGTATCTTAGAAAATTCTTTTAAACAAAAAAAAGAATTCAAAAAAAACTTATCTGTTATAATGGGTGCTTTAAAATATTCTAAAACCCTAAAAGAGTTTTTTACTCTATATAATGAAATAGAGAATAAAAATTATAATAATTTAAAAGATGGTGAAAATTTTTTAAATGAAGCTACAACACATTTAAAAAATAAGAAAGCGGATTTATTAAAAGTAAAACCTTTACTAGATAAGATTATAACAAAAAGAAAAAAATTAGTAGAAACAAAAACTAATAAAATTTATGAAAACATAGATAAGATAGTTTTTTCTAATGACATAAAAAATATAGACTCGGTAATTGAAAGTAAAAAAACTTTAACTGAAAGTATGGTTAATAGAAAATCTTTAGTTGAAACAAAACCTATTGACCCTAAAATACTTTCCATGGTAATTAATAAAAACTACAAAAAAGAATATGAAAATTCTTTAACAGAGTCACAACAAAATATTCTCAAAAATACACTACTTATGAGTGAAGACACTCTAGAAAAAGAATTTACAGATATTAAAGACATAGCTTTATCACGTATTAATAAATTAATTTCAGAATCTACCGACGATACTTTATCTGCCAAATTAGTTCAAACAAAAGACAAGATTAAAACTTTTTCACCAACAAAAATATCCTACATTAGGGTTAGGGGCTTACTAGAGGACTTGAACTAATATATATTAATTATTATAATTTTATTGTAAAATAAATTATATTATGTTAAAACAAGGTAGAGAGATAAACACAAAAACTTCTGATTATTTTAGAACATCTTACGGAACTGTAGATGTTAAAACATTAAAGTCATTATATTTAAATTTGTCTAGTTGGGTGGAACCTTTACATGATTTAGAAAGGTGGGATGAAAGAATAAATAGAATGAAATACAAAATAAAAAATACAATTCATAGGCAACTAATTGAAACTCCATTTAAAGAAAAAGTTATTGTAGACTTAGATTTAAGAAGTAGTGGGATTAAAAAAGGCAAAAGAAGTTTTATGAAATGTGAAGTCACCCTTTTTCTAAATAAGATAAAAAGTAAAAAAGACTTAAAATCTAAAGAAATAAAAAACTCCATAGACTTACTAACCAATAAAATTATAAAAGAATCTCTAACCACATCAAAAGATTTTCAGTTCCATCCTAGTAAAAGATAAACCAAACTTTATGTCTTTCTATCTTTTTTGTAAAAAAATATATTTATTAGAAAAGACAAACTATGAGAGTTTTAGAAGCTAGAGAAATTGGCCATGGAATATTGGTTGAACAAGATGGATATATTTCACCAGAAGATAATAAAGAAATTATTTTAGAGATGAAAAACGATAATTTTGACGGTGAGATTTACATGAACGCAATTCTACAAAAATACAACACCCCAAACAGAAACGGTAGAATATACCCAGAAAAAATATTAAGGAGAGAAAACGATAGATATCAAGACATAATAAAAAAAGGTTGTGCTATATCAGAATTAAATCATCCAGAGTCATCTTTAATAGATTTGGATAGAGCTTCACATATTATCACAGAAACATGGTGGGACGGTAATAGACTTGTTGGTAAATTAAAACTACTAACCTCACCAGCTTATATAAAAGAAGGTATAATTTCTTGTGTGGGTGATATGGCAGCTAATTTATTAAGACAAGGAGTTACGTTGGGTATTTCGTCTAGAGGTGTTGGTTCATTAACTAAAAATGGTGAATACAATGAAGTACAAGATGATTTCGAATTAATATGTTTTGATTTAGTTTCATCACCATCAACACCAGGGTCTTATTTATTTAAAGAAGATGAAAGTGCTGATACTGTTGATGAAAAATCAGAAATGATAGAGTCTAACACAAACACTGAAGACAAATTTACAAAATCACTTTCCATGATGTCTAAACTAGATAGTTTTCTAAATCGTTAAAAAACTCCCACTAAAAGCCTTAAAATCAGGTTTTTTCCTTAGACTAATATATTTATTATAAAACCGCGTTTTTAATGCGGTGTTTTTTATAAACTTTTTAAAAAAAAAATAAAAAAAACGTGAGTGAATCAATTTTAGAAAAAGCGTTGCTCGAGGCTGAACAGTTAGAAGAAACTATGAAGTCAAATGCAAAAGAAATACTTTCTTCCACTATGAAGAAAGAAATTCATGAATTAGTAAAAGAATCGTTAAACGAAGACGATTACCTTAAGGAGCAAGAAGAAGAAGAAGTTGATATGATTGACCTTGACGATGACATGGACGATGACGAAATGGAAATGGACATGGAAACTGAAATGGGTGATGATATGGAACTTGATATTGAGGACGAGACAGAAGACGAAGAGTTACCTGAACTGCCACCTCTGGATTTAACATTAGCATCCGATGAAGAAGTATTAAAAGTGTTTAAAGCAATGGGAGACGAAGACGGAATCATTATCCAACAGGACGATGATGAAATCGAGTTAACTGATACCACTAATGATACAGAATACATCATTAAATTAGACGAAGAAAAAAAATCAAAAACAATGAAAAAAGCAGTCAACAAAACTAAACAAATTTCGGAAATGAAACACATGAAAGAAATGGATAAAATGAAGGAAATGGACATGGACGAAATGGACATGGATGAGATGGCACACATGGACGAAATGCACCATGAAACTAAAGAAGCTTATGGTATGAAAAAAGAAATGGCTCATATGGATGAGATGGATATGGAAGAAATGCATCACGCCAAAGAGGGTTATACTAAAGAAGCTTACATGGATGAAATGGAAGACATGGATGAAGTTGTTTATGAAATTGAATTGTCTGAGGATGAGGATATGAAAGAAGAGGAGTTAAAACACGGAACTTCAGATGAAAAAATGAAGGAAGGTGAAATGAAAGAAAGACAAAAATATGGTGGAAATAAAGGTGACGAATCTCGTAGTAAAAGAGACTATGCTGAGATGGAAATGAAAGAACGTCAAAAGTATGGTGGAAACAAAGGAGATGAATCAAGAAGTCGAAAAGACTATTCAGAGACAGAAATGAAAGAAGGTGATTATGGTTTTAAACATCACAAAGGCCACTCTGACCAGGGTTACTTGGATAGAGAAGGTGATATGTTAGGTGGTAAACATGGTCATGAAGATGACAAAATGTCTATGAAAACGAGAGAAAGAATGGCAAGAGGTACAAGAAAGTATGACATGGGAGAAGGTTCTAGAACTTTAGGTTTTGGAAGAGAATCTGATGGTAAACACAAACCTTCTGGTATTAGAAAAGCTATTAGTCCTAATCGTTATCTTGGTGAAAGTCGTTTGAGAAAGTCCTACAATCTTCTTAAAGAAGAGGTAGAAACTTTAAAAGTTAAAAATAATGATTATAAAAAAGCATTAACAACTTTTAAAGATAAATTGAATGAAGTAGGTGTGTTTAATTCAAATTTAGCTTACGTAACACGTCTATTTACAGAACATTCAACTACCAAGCAGGAAAAAATCAACATTTTGAAGAGATTCGATAATATCGACTCATTAAAATCTTCGAAAGGGTTGTATAAGGTAATCAAGGAAGAACTTACTCAGGAAGTAGCTAAACCTACAAAAACAATTTCTGAGTCAGTTGAAGACAAAATTACTAAATCACCTACTAGTGGTACTGGTAAACTATTGGAATCAAAAGTTTATGAAAATCCACAATTTAGTAGAATGAAAGACTTAATGTCTAAATTAAAATAAACGCTTTAAAAAAAAATAAAAAATTATGGGAGCATTATTAGAAAGTGGTATGGTCGGTAACATAGGGTTAAAACACCTTAAAGTTATTAAAGAAGATACCATTAACAAATGGAACAGCTTAGGTTTTTTAGATGGCCTTAAAGGTCACTTGAGAGAGAACATCGCTCAGTTATATGAAAACCAAGCTACACACCTAATCAACGAAGCTACTACAGCTGCTGATTCAGGTTCTTTCGAAACAGTTGTTTTCCCAATAATTAGAAGAGTATTCTCTAAATTATTGGCAAATGATATCGTTTCTGTACAAGCTATGAACTTACCAATTGGTAAATTATTCTACTTTGTACCTAAAATTGCAGCAATGAGACCTCCAGGTGGAAGTGGAACAAATCACTTTGCACCGTTTGGAGCACCAGGTTATCCTGATGGATTAGGTGTTGGTGCACCTTATTCAGCAGCTTCTACTTCATTATATGACCAATACTATGAAGTAAATGCACCGGTTGGTGACGAACAAGCTGATGGTTTATTTGACTATTCTAAAGGTAACTTTACAGCAGAATCAGCTGCAGCACTTGAGTACCAATGGAGTGGTAATCAAATTATTAGACAACCATCTTCAATAAACGGTACTTGTTCTAGGTCGGTTATCGTTATTTTATCTGGTTTCTCTACTACTGGAGCTGGTAAATTAACTGGTCCTGATGGAAATGAACAAGATACTGAAGCATTCTTAGCTTCATTAGAAATCAGAAATGATGAACTTATTGAATGTTGTGATACAGACACATCATCAGCAACTTACGATAGGTCTACAACTTACGCTGCTGACGCTAACACGTTATTCCGTGTTGTTACTCAGAAGTACGGTTTTGGTATTGTAGATAGAAATGATACTTGTGACTCACAAGGTAATATCTATTTAGAAGTTGATTTATCGTGTCCAGCTTGTATTACTTGTAATTCAGTTGATGGTTATGTAGGTTCTACAGCAGCTACAGCTTATAACTTTACAGCTTACTGGAGAAGATACCTTACTCTTGAATTTGAAGATGAAATTGGAGAAGTTTCATTCGACCTTCAAGCTGTTACAGTATCTGTTACAGAAAGAAAATTAAGAGCTCAATGGTCACCAGAACTTGCACAAGACGTTT